TGGGAGACGTTCGCCGAGGTCAAAGGCTCCATCGAACCTCTATCCGCGCGTGAGTTTATCTCAGCCAAGGCGACCCAGGCCGAATACACCTCGCGGATTCGGATCAGGTACATCCCCGGCGTCCTTCCATCGATGCGCGTGATTGATATTCGAGAGGACACTGTTTACGAGTTGGCCGGCCCTCCACTCACCGACCCGAAAAGCGGCAAGCATTGGCTCACATTGTTGGGAAAGGTTCTGATTTGATGGAGATGGACGCCTGGTTTATGCGCCTCGGACTGGTTGGGCTTTTCGGCTATTTCCTTTGGTCCATGCAGCGGATGCTTGGCAAGACTCGAAAAGCAACTAGAGAAGCTTGGCGCCCACATTGAGCGACTTTACGATGACCGGAACGCGCATGACCGTCGCCTGTCAATCATAGAGGATCGTGTGGCCGGCGGACGCCGCCGGTACGACCCGGAGGACAGGGTGCAATGAGCGTCGAGTACAAAGTCACAGGGATGGAAGAGTTGACGGCAAAACTGAAAACCGTCAGCTCCGACATGCAGCGCAAGGGCGGGCGGTATGCTCTGCGCAAGGCGGCTCAAGTGCTACGCGACCAGGCCAGGATGAATGCCGCGCGGGTGGACGATCCGAAGACGCCGGAGGACATCGCCAAGAACGTGGTTGAGAGATGGGATAGTCGCACCTTCAAAAAAACCGGAAACCTCGGCTTCCGAGTCGGTGTTCTCGGCGGCGCCAAGGGATATGCGAAAGCATCAGGGGAAGTCAAAGGCAAAGGAAAGGCGAATCCAGGCGGCGATACCTTCTACTGGCGGTTTTTGGAATTTGGCACAAGCCATATGGCGGCGCGACCATTCATCCGGTCGGCCATGAACAGAGGACAAGAATCAGTCGGGAAGTTTATCAGTGAGTACGGCAAGGCGCTTGATCGTGCGCTGCGTCGGGCCGGAAGGGGTGGGATATGAGCGATGAGCTGTATTGCACCGAAGGCCAGGGACACCGGTGCAGTTTCAGCCCGACCGGGTGGTGCATGGTTGATATGGCGTCCGAAGAGTGTGCAAAGGCTAAGGGGTGCGTGATGCCGAGCGAGGCTGACATGGGGTGACTTTGGAACCAATAACCGTCCCGCAGTCCTACATTCTGCGCGGCGGATGCAAGCATCATCGCCACGGCGAACCGTACACCTTCGCCGCCGTCGTTGAGGTTTCCGGCACCGTCGCCGAAATCAAAGGCGCGACCGGCAAACTGCAAGACATCCCCGCTATCCGCGCCGCGATGCGAGAGATTGGAGTCACTCGCGTCACCTGGACCCGGAGTGTTGGCGGGGTTATGATACCGCATTCGATCGAAGTTGATTAAACACACACATAGGAGACACACACATGGCCGACATTACCGCAAGCACCGACTTTCGTAACCTTCTCGCCGACGCCGCCGCAGCCATGTTTTACTGGGCCACACTGCACGGCACCGGCGGCTCGACTCTCGCCGTGGGCGATACCTACAGCGCCGGGGTGGATGGCGAACTGACCGAGGCCAACGGCTACCTCCGGGGGTCGAAAGTCGTGGACTACACCCACAGCACGGCCAACGGTCTGCTGACCGCCGCAAATGCCGAATGGACTGCGACGGGTGGCTCGATTGGTCCCGCCAGCTACGCGGCCTGTTGGGTATCGGCGAGCAACGACATTTCCACGGCCAAGCTGCTGTGGGTGGATGATATGTCGGCCAACCCGCAGACGGCGACGGTGGGCAACAAAATGACGTTGACGATCGGACAAAATATCACCATTCCGACTCCGGCCTAGGCTGACTGATGGCGCTCCTCACCCTCCTAACACCATACACCCAGACCATTGACGGCGACTGGACCTCACTGGTCGGGGAACGCTACGAGTGCCAGTTATGGGCCACTCACGGTTGCCCACCCATGCCGTCCTCCCCAGATGCCGTTCTGTGCGAGGTGCGCTGCACCGAAGAAGTAGCCGCACTGATCACCTCCGACGCTGATCTGTTTGTGCTTGAGGTGCTGTATGACGACTAAGCGAGTCAATGAGCTACGGGCTTATCTGGTGGTTCGCGGCTGCACTTCGCAGATGGCGGGGCAGGTCATAGCCGGGCTGGTAGGCAGACAGCCAAGCGAGGTACGGGTGCTGATCGCAGAGCGGCTTGCTGCTGCCTATGTGCGGAGCGCGGACTAATGGCGCAGTATTTTACGGATTTTGGTGACGATACCATTGGACAACCGCCTGTCGGATGGACAACCCGCTCTGACACTCTTGCGCTGACGGTCATCGCGGATGCCAACGCCTCCAACGGGGTTACTCTACAGTGGGGGCCTGGGTCTGCGATTGTCTCAAACTGTTTTGCTAGCTGGGATGCTATTGATTCCGACCCTCTCCGGGCCGATTTCGAAATACTGGTCCGGGGGTATGCCGAGACAAACAATTCTAGTGGTATTAACTGTGCCAGTTCAGGAGGCAGAGCTTTTGTCAGCGGCGGGTTTAACGGTTATGGTGCCGGAAACCGATCCACCAACTTCCGCGAGAGGGCTGTTGTTTCGACAGAGGCCGGAACCAGAACGGTTATCGGCACGCTCACAGGTTCCGACAACCTGAACTCCTACTCTTATTCTCGTTTTCGGGTTAATGGGAGCAGTCTCAAGTATAAAGCCTGGCCCGGTTCGTTGGGCGACGAACCCGATGGGTGGGACGTTGATCTGACCAACACGACGCATACCGGTGCAGGATGGGTGGGCATTTGGAAAAGCCTTAGATCGACCAATAGTTATTATGACTGGATCGGCGTCGGCACTGGTGGCGACTCTGCCCCGAGTGGTCCGGTGGGGGGCGGCGGATCCGGCACCTTCGCCGCGCCTGCCGTCTCTGTTACCCCGACCATTTCCGCTGGCAGTTTGGCCGGAGCCCAATCCGGCGCTGCCACGGCTCCGTCCCTCTCGATCACCCCGACGATTACCGCAGGGACGCTGGTAGGCCAGCAGACGGGGGACTTCTCCGCTCCGTCGCTGAACATCACCCCGGCCATCTCTGCGGGAACCCTCTCGGGAGCGCAGACGGGCACAGCGACGGCTCCCTCGCTGTCGGTTCAACCGGTTATTTCAGCCGGTACGCTGCTCGGTTCGGGGGCCGGAACATTTACCGCGCCGTCCGTTTCCGTTGCCACTTCGATTTCTGCCGGAACGCTGGAAGGGGCGCAAGCGGGGAATTTCCTCGGGCCGGTGGTATTCGTGCAACCGTCCATCTCTGCGGGGGCGTTGGTAGGGAACCAGACCGGGAACTTCATCGGCCCTGCGGTATCGGTGCAACCCGTTATATCTGCGGGAACGCTGACGGGGGCCAGCGGCGCGACGTTCCTTGCTCCGTCGCTGTCCGTTACGCCGGTTGTTTCAGCGGGGTCTTTGGCCGGAGCGCAGACGGGAACCGCCACGGCTCCGTCGCTGACCATAGCGCCAACCATTTCAGCCGGGGTATTGGTAGGCCAACAGGGGGGCAACTTCCTCGGCCCCTCGGTGCTGATCTGGCCGGAGATCGAGGCGGGGGTGCTGTCGGGTGTCGCGGTTTCGAGCGGGGCGTTTGTGGCTCCGGGGGTGTCGGTTCATCCGGTGATCCGGGCCGGATATCTCAGCGGAGGATCGACGGCTTACCGCACGGCAACAATCATGGCCGAGCGTCGACAGTTCATCCTCATGGCCGAGCGTCGACAGTTCATCCTCATGGCCGAGCGTCGACAGTTCATCCTCATGGCCGAACGGAAATATTAGGAGCAAACCATGCACACACTCAAAGGCGGAAAACAACCGGCCGAAACGTTCCTTGTCGGTGTCGATTTCTCTCCGCTGTTGGCGGATGGGGAAAGTCTAACGCCAGTCGGGAGCACCTGCACGGCGCGCGTATACGGAACGACCACCGACGCCACCGAGACGCTGATAGAAGACGACAGTCTGGAGGTTTCGGGAACGGTCCTCCAGGCGCGGTTAATCGGTGGGGCGGAAGGGGTTCGCTACATGGTCGAGTTCCGGGCGGCGACATCAACCGGAAATATCTATGAGCAGGATGTGCTGGTGGGAGTGTCGAACGGATGATACCGCCGATTTTCGCCACGATAGCAGACGATGCAGCGGTCAAGGCGCTTCTCGGCTCGTCGCCTGTGCGGTTCTACCCGTTTGACCTCGCGCCACAGCCGGGAACGCCATCCTATGCAGAACCATATGCCGTGTGGCAGATCGTCGGCGGGAATCCGGAGAACTACCTAGGCACACTACCCGACGCCGACCGCTACACGATTCAGGTTGACGTTTACGCCGCGACGACCATCAGTGCAAGGAACGTTGCGGAAGCATTGCGCGATGCCATTGAACCTCACGCCTACCTCACGCGATGGGGGGGCGAAAGCACCGATACCGAAACAGGACTAAGCCGTACCGGCTTTGACGTTGACTGGCACACTCACCGATAGGAGATCATCATGGCAAAATTGACCCAAGGAACGCAGATTTATTTCATTGACCCGACCGGATCGACCCCCGCCGTTATGGAGGTCGATTGCGCAACCACCTTCTCGCCTGGTGGCAATCCCGCCGACCAGATTGAGACAACTTGCCTTTCTGCTTTCGAGCGCGCCTACATGCCCGGTCTTCGCACCCCCGGCGCGGCCAGCATGGGAATCAACGCCGACCCGGAAAATGACAGCCACATCACCCTTCACGCCATGAGCGAACTGAACCCCTCGCCGACGACCTCTTGGGCGGTTGGGTGGTCTGACGGGACCGCCGCTCCGACGCTGGATAGCAGCGGGGATTTCGTTCTCCCGGATACGCGTACCTGGTTCACTTTCGATGGATATGTCAGCGACTTCCCGTTCGACTTCGCCAGCAATACCGTCGTCACTTCGGAAGTCACCATTCAGCGCAGCGGCGGGTCTACCTGGACCCC